CTTGATCATGGCCACCGCTTCATCCGAGCCGAACGCCTTCTTGAGCTCGTCTCCCTCGGCCACGCTCAGGGTCTCGCCGTAACGCATCTTGAGCTTGTCTAGGATGGTCAGCACCGGCAGCATGTTGCCTGCTGAGTCGGTGAACTGCATGCCGAGTGCCTTCTGAGCACCGCCGACACCAGCCAGGAACGACTTGAACTTGGTACCAGCCTCGCCCCCGCTCATGGTGGCTTGCAGTTGGCCGAGAACGGCGAACTGCTCATCCATCGAGATGCCGGCGGCAGTGGCGTTGGCACCAATCGCCCCGAAAGCATCAGCCATGCCCTGGCCGGTGGTCTTGAACATCTGCACCGCTGTGGCGGTCTTGCCCGCCAAGTTTTCCACCCAGGTGGCCTTGCCCATCATATTGGCCTGCTGCTCGAAGATGCCGTACATGGTGCCCATGTAGCTGGTAATGGTGGCGGTGTCGGCCTTGGTGGCTTTGGCCAGGGTGGTGGAGGCTCGGGTAAAAGCGGGCAGCTCGTTGCCCTCCAGCCCGGCGATCGCAGACTGGATATCGTAGGAGGAGCGGACTATCTCTGTGGCTGACTCGCCATACTTGACCGAGAGCGCGAGCGCCTCGCGCCCCAGAGCACCGAGTACATCCTTTTGCACATCGAGGGAGGCCACTTCTCCCAGCGCCCTGTCCATCTCGATGGCTGGGCCAAGAGCAGACTGGATCGCCATGCCACCGGCGGCCACTGTGGTGGCCCCCATCGCCATATTGCTCCAGCCCTGACGACCAGCCTTGGTGACCTTGTCCATCTGGGCATTGATGCCGGCAAGGGGCTTGGTAACCTGGTCAACCAGAGTCACCTGCATCATCAATTTTTCCATCCAGCCCATAGGGGTCTCTTATCCGTTCAGTGCTTTGGCTATGCCCTCGGCCACGGCGGCGGCGTTGGACTCTTGGTTGTGTTTATCTAACCAGATGGCGCGAGCCAGGCTATCGAGGTCGTCATCCTCATGGGGCAGGTAGTGGCGCCGCAGTGCCAGTACCTGCTCCAGTTGGTTGCGCTCGATGGCCTCGGCGCGCCCGGTCAGTTTTTTACGGTGATTTCCAGATCAGGGGCGAACACTTTGTTGATCGCGCCCGCCAGCTGCAGCGCGGCACTGGGACGCTTGAGCAGATCATCGAGCGCCTCTTTGCTCTCGGTGCAGACGATCTTTTTCAGGTAGTTGTGAGCCGGTGCCACCTTGTCGTTGGGCATCATGTCGTTGATAAAGCCGTTATAGGCCACCATGGTGGGTTCAAAGCTGATGTCGGTACCGGCGATGGTCAGTGTGATCTTCTTGCTCATGGGGTGGTTTCCTCTTGGGTTATCCAATGGTTTAGGGTGTTGAGTTGGGTCTGGCAGCGGCGCATGGCCGTCTGCAGGGTGGGGATAAACCGCACGGCGTCGCCGTAGGTGCTCCCCGTGAATTCAGGCTCCGGGCAGTGAGGCATCAGCCCCGGCGGCGGTAGTCGCTTCACTACCTGGGTTTTCACCACTGTGGTGGGCTGGCTGGAGCAGGCGCAGAGCGCCACCAGGCAGAGGCTCGCGAGCGCAATCCGGGCGGCCTTCCGGTGGCGTGGCCAAGGCTTGTTGCAGTTCATCGGCGGTTTTCCTCTGTTGTTGGTCGAGATCGGCCAAGGCGGCGTTCTGGGTACCCAGCAACTTGCGCAGCCCGATTTCGTCCCGTTTCAGTGTTTCGATCTGGATGGCCTGCTGGTCGTTGGCCGTCTGCAAGGTGCCGATGGTTTCCGTTGCCGAGGCCAGTTCCTTGCCACGGCTATCCAGCATGCGACCGCCCAGGAACAGGGCGGCACCCATGACCAGTACCAAGCCAAGCAACACGTTGGAGAACAGCTCCTTGAGTGGGTTCATGCTTCCCCCCTCGACAACTGGGCAGGCGTACCGACAGGCAGATCACCTACCGACAAGGGCTCATTCAGTGGCCAGCGGTATCCGGTGACGCGGGTCAGCGGGAATTCACGGATGTTCACCTCATCCCCCTGGTTGCCACCGAGCACCAACAGGTTGCCGGAGGGTGACTTGCCGACCACGAATCCCACATGGCCGCCACCGTCACGGGTGAACACCACCACACAGCCGAGCACCGGGCGATCCAGTTTTTCGCCCCAGCCCAGATAGCTTTTGGCACTCTCGAAGCGGGTAGACTGGATGCCAACCCGTTCCAGGCAAGCGCCCACGAACGCCGCACACCACGGGGTTTCATCGTCTCGGATTCCACCCCGCTTGATGGCTTTCCACATGTCCAGAATCTGCTGGGCATGCTTCGACCCTTTGATCTCTTTCAGGCCCAAGAACTTGCGAGCCTCGTCAATCCAGCGCAGAGCCATCAGCCCTCCTCCTTCTTGTTGAACACCAACTTGGCCCGCTCGCGGATGATGTCTACCCCGAGCAGTCCCACCACACCGCCGATAAAGGGGGCTGCCTCATAGGGGACGCCGAGCAGGGTGGTACCGGATGCGGCGGCCAAGGTGATCAGGCCGCACATGGTTGATTCGATCAGACGGCGGCGCCCGCTGCCGCCGTCATAGGTGATGCGCATAAATGAAATGCTCAACGCCAGCAGAGCCCCGGAAACGGCGGGCCAGTTATCCATCAACCAGGCCAACAGGGCGGCCCAGAGGGTGGGGTCTTTGTTTGGCATAGGGTTCATATCCCGTTCTCGTTATTGTCCGCGCTGTTCTGCGCGGCTCTTGCAGCTGACGCACAGGCGCACACCCGGCACATGCTGGCGGCGCGCTTCCGGGATCGGATCGCCGCACTCCTCGCAGTGGTGCAGGCTCTCGCCCTGGTGGTTACTGCGGCCGAGCTGGTTATCCAGCTGGGCCGCCAGCATCCGCTCGGCGTGTTGGGTGGCACGGTCGATCAGATCCATCCGTTAACCCTTCAGGTGGCGGGTGTCGTCGTCAGAGAGGTACGGCACGCCATTGATATGAACGAAGTCTGGGGAGGTGACGAAGCCCTTGACCTTGTGAACCCCCTTGCTGCCCCCCTTTGGGTCTACATCCAGCAGGTCGGAGATCTGCAGCTTCACGCCGAAGGCTTCCACCTTCATCTTCTCGTCGCCGGTGTCGGCGTAGAACAGCACATCGTCCGGTTTCATCCCGCGCCAGCTACCGGCCCGCTTGGCCGCATCGCTCAGCAGGTTGAAGTTCTTGGAATCGAGCTCGAACTCGCACTCGGCCGACACGTCGCCATCCACATAGCCATCAGGGATGCCACGGGTCTGCGCCACGGCGCTGTTATCGGTGATGGAGAGGCTGGCCTTATCGACGTGCACCATGATGCCCATCAGTTCGGTATCGAAGCTCTGGCCTGAAATGCGTCTGGTCATGGGTTAGCCCTCCCCGTTGTTGAGGCTCAAATCGAGCATGATGTTGACGGTGATCCCCTTGGGGCAGTCCACGGTGCGCACCACCACGTAGATGGAGACCAAGTTCTTGGCCGTCCACTTGATGGTGATATCGCCATCCTTGGGTGAGGCGATATCGCCCGGGAACAGCTGGCCGTTGATGGTGACGGCCTTGGCCATCTCGCGCAGGTCTTTGCCGAAGTACATGATGGCGGCTGCGGTGCTGCCCGGGGTGGAGTTGAAGGAGCGATCGGCGACGCGGGCAATGGCGCGCAGGCGCATCCGGCGGGCAACCTTGTAGACCACCCGCAGGTTTTCGATCACCTGGTAGTCGCCGCCCTCGGCGTCCAGGGTGCGGCCATCGGCCCAATAGATGCCGTCATAGTCCGGGTACCACATCGGTACCGAATAGCGGTTCTGTTCCAGGGTTTGCAGGGTGGCCAGCGGCAGCTCGGTGCCGTCTTTATCCTTCGGCTTGTTGCCAAGGCCCACCATGGCGCCGGTTTTCACCCTGGCTGGGCTGTCGACGATGCTCACTGCGCGGTTGCACAGGCGGCCTGCATAAGCCCCGGCAAGGTTCGGCCACAGCTGCGGCAGCAGGGTGACCGATTCCGCCTTGATGCCATCTTGCAGGGCGGCCAGCTTGGCTTCGTACTCGCTCCAGTCCAGGCCACCTTCGACGGTGGTGACGATGCCCGCCACGACCAGCAGCATGAACTGCCAGCGACCCAGCTTGGCGATCAGCTCCTGGTTGAGGGCATGGGCGGCGTTGATTTTCGCCTCGTCCCACTCCTGACCCAGTACCACACAACCCTCGAAGGATTGGGTTTTCTGGGCGGTGCGAACGGCATCCTTCCAATCCATGTCGGTCGGCAGCACGAAGGCGGCAGCCGTCCAGTTCTGGCCGGCGTTGTCGCGGGCGGCCAGCAGGTTGGTTTTGAGCTCGCTGTCGGCCTCGCCCAGCAG